GCTACCTCCTGCAGAAAGGCATCGCGGTCATGAGGGCGAAGCGGTCGAGCCGCGAGCATGACGGCGTCAAGCTCGTCGTCGGAAAGACGAAGGGGCGGCATAGGTGAGCCTCAAAAAGGGGTTTGCGTGCTGATGACACCGGCGGTAGCGTCGCCAGGTTCAACCTCTTCTATGGCCGATTCGCCTTGCCCCTGCGCCCGCGCGGCGCGGGGGCTTCTTATTATTCGGCTGCTTGCAGCTTCTCCGCAGCTGCGAGCGCGCGAATCGGATCTGGCTCGTACTGGCTGAGGCCAGCCGCGAGCAGGCGCCTCAGCAGCCGCGCCGCCTCCGGTTTGCGCTTGAAGCTCGGCCCCTCAGTGTCTTCGGCATCGAGCAACCAGCATGGCGGAAATTCCATTATCTCAAGCTGCAGGTTTCGGCTCTGACAAAGGTAGGCGCAAAACCTTGCGGTCTCCTGCCAACTGCATCCCCCTTTCCCGAGTTTCCAGTCGATCTGTTCGCTGCGGTTAGGATACGTGCGCGCCATTTCGATGCAGCGTTTGAGCGCGTCACGGTCAACGTCACTCAGCTTCGTCATGCGCTTCGAGCTCCGCTCGTTCGTAATACGACATCGACGCCGGTCTCGCCGCTCGGGGATTATTGGGTTGCCTGCTCTGCGGACAGAGGCGCAAGCGCGCGGCGAGCGCCACCATGTTCCTGTTCGCCTTCTCCCATAGCGTCAGCCAGCGCGGCGCCGCGTCATCACGTTGGAGCTCTTGCGTCGCCCGCGCAGCGAGGGCAGAGCTCTCGCAGTATTGGGTGAGCAGCGGCAGGTCTGACGGCTTGAAGTGCTCGGGCCGCTCGCATGTCACGATACGAATGAACTCGGCCTTCGCTCCCTCCGAGAGGCCGGGCGGTGGATGCAATCGCGTGGTTGGGATCGAGACGACCAGCGAATCGGCAGCTCTTCGCGGCATGAGGGCTCCTCAACCGGCAGTCTAAATCGTCGCGAACGCCGGCGAAATGATATTCTCGAAGGCGGGAAGGCTCGAAAAACGCGCGATTCCTGTCGATATAACCATGGGCTGCGGAATGCCAGCGGGACGCTGTAAAATGGTAGGCCCTAATGCTTTTCGACAGGTAGCAGAACGCGCACGCCGCCGCGCCCCTGGGTTGCAGTGGTCCCTAGAAAATTCGGTAGCCCCCGCAAGGACTTAGCTGAAGCAATATCCCTCTTTGGCCAGCGGGTCAAGCAGGTACGCGCTTTGTTCGATGAGTTTTTCTCATGAACAGGTCCGAAGCGGTTCTAACCCATCCCGGTTCCGTTGGTTTCAATCGGTAGCTGGCGTATCCACGCGAAGGTACCAAAAACTTAGGATCATTGGCGAGGTGGGCGAGCCGATACCCATTGTGCCGCATTGGTCCGCAGCGGATCCAGCGCCTACTTTGCTCCGGGTTGCCGAGGTCGAATCCACCATGGCTCGTCCTGCTGGCGCTGCTGCTGCCGGCTCTTGGCGCCCAGCTGCTTGTTGCGCATGACGCGGCTGAGGGTCTGACGGGCGCCCAGCTGTGCCCTGCCGGCGGCGCGTCTTGTTCATGCGCTAGCAGCATAGCGGCGCCCCGTGAAATGCTCCGACGATAGTACGGCAGTGTCACAAGTGTCCCTTGCACGAACCCTGCGGGGGAGAGAGTCCAAATATAAAAAACAAGGGGATTTGTCTCTTTACTCTCGTCCATACAAGGGACACTTGCGACACTTCTCAGGCGCAGATGGCGTCGGACGCGCTAGACAACTAGCGCGTGCTGTTTTTGCTCGCGTTTCCAGTGCCGCCGCATCTCATGCCATTCGCCTTGTGCGATGTGCCAGCACTCTTTTTTAGAGCGTGAAGGGTCGTCTCGTTTGAGTTCCTGTGCACGGGCCGTGACCCAACTTCGATAGGCTTCCGGTATGGCTGCGATGTTGCAGTAGTCTTGGGTCATGTATCCTCTTCCTCCTCCGATCGGGTCTGTTCAAGGATGATCTCGCGCCGCCGCTGGCGCCGCTCCGTTTCCTGTTTTGCACGCTTCTGGAAGATGCGATGAACTTCTGGGTTCACATCCCAGCGCGGCGGATCGTTGACGCGCTTCCGTTGCGCTTCTGTGACCCATCCGAGCGCGTCGAGTTGATGGCAGATATTCTCGATCTCGAAGCGCTTGAGCCCGCGCATTGTGCTGTCGCCGCGTTGGATGACGCGGTTCGTCAGCCGCTCCACTTTGTGCGCCAGGATGTAGCCAGCAACCGCCGTGAGTCGGTCGTGGTCGTCCGATAGGCCGTAGATGTTGGCGTAAAACGCGATGGCGTGTCGCGCTAAGAACCGCGATAAGAAGTCCGCTACCCGGCGAGTACGCGCGGCGCCGATCTGCGCCGCGGCGACGGTGGTAGGGTCTTCGATGCAGTGCCACAACAGGCAGAGCCGGGCGAAGATGCCGTCGTATTTTCCGAAATGCGCCGCAAGTTTTTTATTGATGAGTTCGATCGCAGGCAATTCGTCGTGGTGCTTGCGTTCCATCTCTTCCCGAATTTCGCGGGCGGAGTCGGCGAGCATCACATCACCGAGCGTGAGCAGCTGTATCTGGCGGAGCTGCTCCACCAAGCTTTCGTAGTTCTCTACCGCCTTCGACATCTCTTCGTCGCGGCCGATACCTCCTGGGCGCAGCATGATGGTGACGAGGCGTTGGATTAATCCGTCGTCCACCGTGTCCGCGGCCAGCTTGCGCATCGGCTCGGGCTGAATGCCGCCGAGTACCGAGACTGATAAATGCTCGATGCGACCGGAGCCGCGTTTGACGCGATCGAAGGTGTAGGCACCGCCGTTATAGGCTTGCAGCCAAAAGCCGCGGTCGTTGGCCGCTCCGCGATGACCGGCGTACTTGTCGATTGATCCGAAGAAGCCCGACAGTTCGTCGCGGTGGTACAATACGCCGTCAGGGCTGTCGCGCAGGACTTCCTGCGCCGCTTCGACGGTGGCGTCGTCGAGTTTGACGCGGACTTGCGGCGGTGGCGGAGTTACGCGCTTGGTCTCCTTGTCCAGCGCGTCCCACTCCGCTTTGGCGGCGGCGTAGGCATACCACAGCGCGGCGTCGATGCGTTCGAGCGGGCGCACGGCTTGGTCGATTATAGGGGACTTCTTCGTACTCGGATCGCCAACCAGCCCAACCCACAACCGAGTCGCTTCATACCATCTGCCGTGTCGCTTGACGCGGAGTTGGACGCTATCGGGAACGGCAGCCGCACACACCGCCAACGCGGCGACGGCAAGGCCGGCGGGGTCCGCGCCCATAGCGGCGCCTTGCTCAAAGGCGAAGTCTTCGATAACGGACGGTAGCAGCCCGTGCGGCAAGCGTGGCGGATCGAACGTATTCCACAGGTTTACCGGAGTCGTCGCCGGTTCGGCGTGGACATGCCCACTGGTTTTGTCGTTTGTCTTTGTTGACGGATTATCCGCAGGGGGCGGTGGTTCTTCCTTCGACTCGCGTTCGTCAATCTCCGGGTGTTTTGCGATCCAGCTGTCGCACATGTCTGCGATGATGGATTGCTCGCGGGCCGGATCGATTACCAGCCCGGCGCGTGCGGCGGCGAGGGCGAGGGCGGCGAGGCAGCGCTCGATGATGATCTCGAGCTTCTCCCCGCGGTTGAGCAGCGCGGCGGTACAGCGCAACAAGGTATCGTGGGCATTACCGCCGCCGCCGGCGCCGCGATAGACCATGTCGGCCAGGAGCTGGTCGACGTCGAGCGGGGTCGCTTCGGCGTAGGCCGCGGCGAAGGCCAGGAACGGATTATCGGGGCTGGCGCCGTTGCCGCCGCCCGTACGCTTACGGTGCAGCAGCGGCGCCGGTGTGGCGGTGATCTGCTGCTCGAGCTCGGTATACTGGTATTGCAGATCTGCGCGGTCGCTGAGCACACCCACCAAGTGCTGCTCGCCGTTCTTGGAATTGGTCGTCCCCGGTAAGCGCATCAGCTGCGGTATCAGACAGGCCGCGGGGTCTCCGCCGAGGAGCTCGGCAATTTGGTGCAGCAGCCGCTTGTGGCGGGCGTTGTTCTCCGGCGAAGCTTCGAGCGCGGTCTGTAAAAACCAGTAGAGATGCAGGCCGTGGCCGGAATGGTGCACGCGGCTCGGCGGCCATGACAAGCCGGCGACGGCGCGTTCGATTTCCTCTGGTGTCTCTTCGACCTGGCTGAAGTCAATATCGGTATGCGCGCAGACGATCTGGACGACCGTCTCCTCCGCGCGGCGGGTAGCCTTGTCTTTGATTGGATTGACGCATACGAAGCAACCGAAGCCGTCGCGATCGTGGCGCGCGACGAAGTCGGCGATTTCTTTTGAGCTGCGGGTATAGATCGGAGCACCGTCGGTCTTGCCGTCCTTGACGTTGGGCAGACTAACAATGTGCACGCGGCCGTTCTGATGCGGCCTGAACATGGCGACGACAAATTCGGCGGCGGGGTGCATCTTGGTATCTCCCATACGCGCGTGAAGTGGTGGACCCAATCTGCTGCCCCATCAGCAGATTGGGTCCGGTCGTGATCATGCTCGCGCTCACTTCGGCAACAGAAGCTTCAGCGACTTGCCGGTGAGCGCTGTGACGGCGGCGAGGTAAGGATCGGCCTTGACCCAGCGCTTGACCGGGAACAGCGGGTACTTCACCCGGCCGATGCTGCGGTCGGGGTGCTGGTAGGAGTCCTGTTCGAGCCCAAAGATCGGCAGCTCATCCGGGCACTGACGGATGTGGTTGCCGTATTCGCGGCAGAGCGGAGCAATTGCACGCAGGCGGCCGCCATCGCTGGAGGTCGCGAACGTGTAGACGGTCTCGGCGTTGACCGAGATCACCGGCAAGTAGATGGTTTCCCGCCAGGGATCGCGCGGCCTGCCTTTGTTGTCGAGCTCCCACTGCTCTTTGTCGCGGTGGCTAAGCGTCTCGCGCGCGGGCGGGACGAAGCCTTCCAGCATCAATCCCATGACCTGCTCGACCGAGGAGGTGTCTTCCCAGTGTACCCAGCCATGCAACAACCCGGGGATGAGCCCGACCACCTCCTTCTCCGGGCACTCCTCCCCGTCGCGACCGACGAGGTAATCGCCTTTGGTGAACTTCAGGAGCGCACCGAGCCACATCTGGTTGTTGGCGCGATCGGCGTAGCTTTCGAACGGGTTTTTGCCGGGCACGGCCGGCGGGTTAACGTTCTCCATATGAAGTCTCCTTTTGCTGAGAACGAGAGCGTGCTTCGCGCACGCGGACATCGAGAACCGATTATTGGTTCTCGAATTTCGGTGATTAGTTCACGAGTAAATCTTTCTTGTTCATTTGCTCGCCTCCTCTTGCTCTTGGTGCGGCGACCTCGCGGTTTCGCGTACACGAACGTCCAAGCGGTCGCCGGGAGTCCCCGCGGTCTCGAACTTGTTAATGCCGACGCCGGCGGCGGCCGCGGCCGCGCTTAGTGCCGCGACGTCGACTCCGCCCCGTCCCTTCACCGGTGTCCACGTGATGTGGAAGTCGTCGCCGGCGACACGGCGCAGCTGCTTGGCACGCAGCCGTTCCTTGATCTCATACTGGCTTGCGCGTAGCCGCGCCTCGGCGGCATCGACCTCGACCTGGCGCGCCTTGTAGGTGACGGCGAGCTCGCGCATCTCGGCGGCGAATTGCGGATCCGCGCAATCGTTGCCGTTAGGCAACGCACGCCGCTCGATGCCGCAAGCTTTGCTGAATGGGCAGCGTTCACATTCTTTGCCGCCCGCGATCCAACCTTCCGGCGGCAGCTCGGATGCGCAATTAGCGGTGAGCACCTTGGTGGCGCGCGCCTTGGCGTTGGCGTAAACTGCAGGATCGAAGCCGATAGCGAATTCGGTGATGTCGTCCCAGAAGCTGGCGTTGATATAGGTGAGAACACCGAAGCAGGGTTGATACTCGGTGGTGTCGCGCACGACGCCGAGTTGGACAATAACCTGGTAGCGATGCTCGGGCTTGGGGGCGTCGAGCTTGACCCGGGGATCGACCGATTTACACTCGAGCAGCAGGTAGTCGCTACCAATATCCGCCACGCCGAGCGGCGCCAGAATATCGCGCGGGGCATTGGTGAGCAGTGCGTCGGGCGTGGCCGAGATGAAGCCGCGTTTGAATTGCCGTTGCTTGTCCCCGATGAACTTCAGGTTTGCGCCGAAACGGGCGCGCAGCGCCGGCACCCAGAACACTTGCTCGATCGTCTGGCCGCGCAGCGTCGCCCCCCAGGTATCGACGTATCCCGGATTGCGCTCGCCATTATGCTTGGCGAAGAAGACCTTGCGCCCGCACTGGCCAATATCGCTGGCGCCGAGCGTGAAGGCCCGGTCCTTGTTGGGACCGCAAAGGCTTTGCGCGTAATCGACGAGGGCGCTAGAAATCGTCTGCATATACGATCTCCTTCTCCTCGACGGCGGCGATCGGCGCGGACTCGGCCGCTGCCGGCGACTCCAGCGGGGTGCCGGCCCAATCGCGTCCGATTTTGAATTCAGCATCGAGCGGTACGCGGAAGCCGTAGTGTTCGCCGGCTTCGCGGGCGTGGCGGACTAAGATTTCACCAACCTGTTCGGCAATCGCCGGCCGGCAACAGGCCACGAGTTCGTCGTGGATCCACAGCGCGATATAGATGTCGCCGTCCGGGCCGTAGCGGAAGCGCGCGCAGAGCTCGGTATATGCGTCTATGAGCCAGCGCTTGCAGATGACGGCTTCGGCGGCGGTTACGATGCGATTGAGGGCCTTGTAATTGGCTCCGGTGGGAACGCGCCGGCCATCAAGCCCCTCGAGCCAGCCGTGGCGCCGGTGCTCGGCGGAGAGCCTCTGGCGTAGCGCACGCAGACCCGGTGTCGCGGCAATAAATTTATCGCGCGCTCGCCGACCAATCCGCCGTAGGACGGCCTCGCTCGGATGCTTGTTTCCGGCCAGGATTTTTTCGCGGAGCGGGCTATTTGGTGTGACGACTGTCGCCGCGTGTACGACGTCGGCGATGTTCTGCCCCGCGCACAAGTCGCCGGCGCCGAAGAGAAAGGCATAGCGGAAGGTCTTTGCGCCCTCACGGATGACAGTGTGTTCTTTGTTGCTCTTATCGCGCGCCTCCAGGACCAGACCGAGCGCGGTCGCGGTTTGCCAGTGCTGGTCCACTGTCCCGCCGACGAGAGTCCGCGCATAGGCGCCGTCGTCGTAGGCGGCGAGGTAGTGCGCAAAACCACGATCCTGAAGCGTCGCCTGATCGCAGCAGACGAATACCCAGTCGCCGGGATGGCGGAATAGAGCGCGGCACTCGGCGCCGAAGGCCGAGCCTTTCTTGGGGTTCGGTACTTGTGCGACGTTGGGTCCAAAGTGCTTGGCGCGGCTGTGTGGCGTGCCGATGTGTATCAGATTGCTATAGATGCGCCCGTCCGCCCGGACGTGCTTGATCCACGCTTCTTTGCCGTTTGCCAGCGACCCGAGCCGCCGCCCGAGCAAGTGGTACTCCGACAGCCCGGTGAATTCTGGATACGTATCGGGGAGAGAGTCGAGCAGCTCCTCGTCGATGACCGGCTGCTTGGTCTTCTCAGTCAATTTCTTCGGCTGCCAGCCGCGCTCCTTGAGTACCGCCGCGATCTGTTGTCGTGAGTTGGGGTTTTTCAGCGCTGGAAATTGCTCGCGTAGCCGCTGCGTGAGTTCGGCTCGTCGCGTTTTCCAGGACTCGCTCAACCGCTCCGCTGCCCGTATGTCGAAAGGCACGCCATCGGCGGTAATGCGGTCGCAGATGGTGGCGACGGCGTGCTCAAGCTCAAGCGCTGCGAGGGGGTAACCGTCCGCCTGCAAGAATTGCCAAAGCCGCTTGCAGATGACCATGTCGCCTACGCAACGAGCCTGCATTTTCGGCGACCACGTGGACCAGTCTTCGATCTCGGCGCCGATCTTCGCTATGCCAAGTCGTATACCCCAGGCTTCGAGGCTCTGCCCTCCGCGCATTCGGCTGAACGCGTTGTCCTTTGCCCGCGCCGCAACCGCGCTGTCGAGGTCATTGAGGTTCGGCAGGATCAAGCGCCCGGCGATCAGTGTGTCGACGATCCGGCACGCGGGCGGCGGCGTCCAGTTGTACAGCTTGCGCAATACTGGCAGGTCATAGCTCTGGATATTGTGGCCGATTAGGGTATCGGCGCTGGCCAAGTGCGCGAGCGCCTCCGCGATCTGCTCGGGGCCGTACTCGTATATGCGATCGCTTCCGAGACTGATGATGCAGATGCAGTGAACTTGGGTGACGGTTTCGAGCAGTCCGTTGGTTTCGATGTCAAAGATCGAGCCGTCTTCGTCGGGATTTGCGGCAGGGATGATGAAGGGGCGGGCGAGTTTGGTAAATAGCGTGCGTGCGTAAGGGCGCGCCTCCGGTATAGGCGCGACGGGGCGCTTCGCCTTCCGCTTCTGTATAGGTGCGATAGCTTCGCTACTCATCGAAACAGCTCCCGGATGATCAAGAACGCGGTCGACTCTTCGTGCGGCAGCGGGTCGTCGATCGGCGGCAGTTTCGCGCGCGTGCGAAGCTCCGTGAGCGTGAGGTCGATCAACGACAAGATTTCGAACCGGGTGTTGGCGTCGGTGCGCTCCCAGCCGGCAGCGCGAACGAGTTCGACTAGGCGGACCCCGTCGTCGAGCGTCATCGCCTGCAGGAATGCGACTAGCTCGCGGGCGGCGTCGCCGTGCGGTCCTGTCAGCAACGTCTCGAGCCGCTCGCGGCGCCATCGCTTCCACAGGCGAAACAAGTCATCGCGCTCGACGAGCGCCTTTTCAGCCGCCTTCGCGCGCCGCTTTTCAGTGGCGCGTTGGCGCGCCTTGACCGATACCGGCGTCTGTTTTTCGGCGAACTCAAGAAAAGCATTCATCAAACCACCTCTGTGGCCAAGGTGGCCTTTGACAGGACTCCCAGCACCGGCTTGTTGGCGGTGAACAAAGCCACCAGCATTGCTTCCGCACGTTGATGATGGCGTTTAAGGCTGAGCCGGTCGTGCGCGTGCGGGAATAGTCCGATCGCGAGCTGTCGCGCGGCTTCCTTGTCGGAGTTGAGATGGAATGTGCGCTTCCACTTCGACGGTTCGACTAACACCATCGGAATTCCGAGGCACGCGATGATGGCCTCGATCGTGCCGGCTGCCCTGCCGTACTTGAACGCAGACGCGACGCCTTGACGGGGCATTGAGCCCGCACGCTCCACGCCCGCAATGTCGGGATGGTGGGTTTCGATCCAATTGCGCAGACCGATTGCATCGACGCGCGTCTTCGCCGCGCCGCCGAGAATCGGGATTGCGATCAGATCGACCGGGCAGGGCTGGCCGTTAAGCTTGCGGTACTGGGCGCGAGCGCGTGTCCGCCATCGCGACAAATACGCCGCCTGCGCCAGGCGCTCGCCGCGGCTCCAATCGAGACTTTCGACTTCGAGCGGGGTGCATACCGACATGCGCACGGTCTCGCCGTCAGCGAATGTGCACGCGTAGGTCGGGCCAACTTGATTTTTGCGCTTGGGGGTTTTTGGCCTGGGAGTTCTCGGCTTCGAGATGCGATAGCCAGCTGCTTTGACGATGGCGAGCGCGTCGTCGAGAGTTGGCTTCTCACGGCGGTCCGCAGTGGTCGGCTTGCCCCGGCGGTACCACGTCGCGCGGCTCATCCCGAGCGCGGCCCAGGGCTGGCTCTGGGAAAGCGGAGTGGTGACGGGGATGTTGTGAGTGTTGGTCATGGTCACTGCTGCACCTCCACGAAATCGCCACCGGCCTGTTGAGCGAACCAAGCGGCGGCGCACCTCCAATCGCAAAATTCGTGCACCCAGATGTTGTCGCCGTCGTCGAATGCCGAGACCGTAACGATGACGGGACCGACTGGGTGGTGGCGGTTCGCGGGACACTGGCATTGAAGGCAGTTGCCGTCGGGCTTGCGAAAGCGCTGCAAATGCTCTTCGACCCAATCCTCGTGGGCGGCGTCGGTCATGACAGCTTCTCCATCAACTCGCGTCGAACGGCTCGCTCGCGTCGAAGCACACGCTCAAACGCGCGGCGATCGATACGCGCCTCAATGGCGTCACGCAGAATTCCGGCGAGCACGTCAGGAGCGAGCGCTTCGGCTTGGCAGGTCTCACCGCTAAAGGCGCGCCGGTCGGTCGGCTTTGGCGGTGCTGTCGGTAAGTTGAACTCGCGCACTTGCTCCGGTGTCACGGCAAGCCGGGTGAACGTCGCGTCACCGCCAAGATCACGGGTGAACGCTTCGACGTCCTCCAAGTAGGCGGCGAACATCGAGACGCCGCTCGGATCATGATCGCCAATGCTCAGGATTTCGGCCGGGCGATCGTCCTTCGCCAGTTCCTCCGCGAATTGATATTTCTCGGTGAGGCTTTCGAAGCCGCCCGACGACATAACCGTTATGCCAAACGGGCTGGCGACCCGAGCCAGCTGCGGCGCCATGCCAGCCGCTTCTGGAGTCAGCATGAGTTCGCCGGCCTGAGCGCGCACCGCGGCGAAATATTCCTCACCGTTCGCCCACATATTCGGTGTGATGGTGGTGCCGCCGTCATCGCGGATCGCCTCCATCGGGACGAGACGGGCGCGGCGGGCGCGCACCAGATGCTCGCCAAGACGGGCATAGGCTTGTTCGGTTTTCTCGTAGCCGTGGGCACCGACCAGGCGATAGAAGATCTGCCTGAGCGTCAGTGGCAGGTGATCCTGATACTCGCCGAGCACGGCGTTGACGCGGGCCAGCAGTCCAAGGGTTTCCTGCCGCGGCGACCAGGACGCAAATCCACGCGGACGGGTTCTTGTCCGCTCCGCACCGCCGAATAGTTCGCTGATTGAATCCATTTGTTCCTCACTGAAAAGGCGACGGCGCCCGCATTGGTGCAGGCGCCGCCGAAGTGAATTCGAGCCGAGGATTTAGCGACCGTTGGAGATCAACGGCATAATCATCTCATCCCAGACGATTTCCGGGCCGAGCTTGCTCGCCGCCTCGGTACGCTTCACGGGGGTGCTGAGGTCCGCCGTGCCAGTGGCGGCGAAAAAGCCCGCGCGAGTTTCCGGCGTCGCCGTCTTGAAAGCACTCACTAGCTTCGTGAGCGCGGCTACCGACGCGGCCGCCGCCAGGATCGAGCACTCGCCCTGCAGAACACGATCGATCAACTTCTGATCGCCATGCTCAAGCAGAACGGTCGCGGCTCGGATATAATGCATGCTACTTCCGACCCGCAGAGCGGCCTCACCAAGGGTCAACCCCTTCGACTTATCGCGGTAGATCTCGGCCCCGGTGATAGCGCGCAGCGGGGCGAGACAGAGACCGTTACGAAAATGCTGACGCGGCGAACCTCGCGTGTGCAGAACCGGCTTGAAAAAGCCGGGTATTCTCGGCATATAGTCCATCAGTTACCTCGCAAAGGCCCTACTCTCCGGGGGTCGATGCATCCACGTCGATCCCCATCCTCCCGTTAGCGGCCGAGCCCTGAGAGCCGCCACGGGTTTTCGAGCGCTTGCTCGAAATGCTTTGAGTTTTCGGTGAAATTTCGTTCGCGCAGGTTTGTCGACTCCCAGCCGACGGCCCGCGCTTTCAATATCTACAAACCGGGATCACCGCCGCAAAGTCGCAAGCGGCGCTCCCAATTTTCCGGCGTGCATTCCGGCTGCACGCTGCCATTCACGATGTCAAACAGCCCACATCGTGCTGCCGGGAGGTACAGATCTCCCCCGATCGCGCGGCAGCGATCGCTACCGGCGGAGATTACGCACACGTACAGAAAGTCAGGCTTTTAGGCTCAGCGCGCGGTGCCGTTGGCAATCGCGAGCGCGTCCTTCAGTTTCATTCCGTCACGTCTTGGGGAGAGCTTGATAATGAACTCAGGATAGGTGCGCCGTATAGTGTCGGCACTAAGCGAGGTGATTTCTTCAACCACCGGCATCTTCTTCACGCTCTCAAGCTCTAGCCACGACGGCGGCCTTTCGCCGAAATCGTCGCTCACGTTTGGGCGACCTCCTGTGCGCCTTGTGGGTTATACTAGGCGCGAGCGGCGTACTTGGAAGTATCCACGCGACTCAATCGAACCAAAACCGGAAAGAATCGATCCGAATCCGGAAACCGGATGAAAACCCGGAAAGTCGGATGGAAAACCGGAGGAAAACCGGAGGAAAACCGGATGGGGTCAGCTAACTGAGAGCGCTCTGTTTCGCACGCCACGCTCGCAGTGCGCGTACAAACCTGTCGCCTGTATCCCACTTCACCATCTGCGACGGTGACGCCCTAGCGCCA